AATCCTTCGGATGGGTTGAGCCGGATGCGTTACCGGTGTTGTAAGCCATGGGCATTTTCTCGCATGCACGCCGGCGCCGCCGCAATGTTGGCGGAGTCGCGAGCGATGTGTTTAAGTTTTCCGGCGCGGTGCCGGTGGAAATTAGCGAAGCGCGTGAAGATGATCAGTCGATGTGGCGAGGCCACTTCTGAGTCATTGCCCTGTCGAAGATGCTGGAATAGAGCACATACTCTGGAGCAAACAGAACCCACTCAGCGCCTATAAGGGGTCGCTTGAGTAGCCAGAGTTCCGCGGTAAACCGCCAATGATCAACGCCGACCAACACTGGCCCGCGGTATATGTCGTCGAAGTTCGCCTGGTAGTTTTCGAGCCCTAACGGTGATTTGAGTGGGCACTCAAATGGCAGCGTTCCAGAATCGAGCACGTGCTCGAACCACCCCTCGAACAATTGCGTCTCGGAAGCACTGAGCAACCAGGTGACAGAAACTCTGGTCGGCACGTTCTGGTAGGCGCGGCGCCGGATCTTCCTACCGGTCACCAATTGCGTACTGACCATCGGACTGACAGGATCAAAGCCATACCCCTCCCTCAACGGGAGCGGCAGACCTACCGGGTATTGGATCATGTGTCGTCCTTACGGTGCCGAAGCGTTGTCGTAGGTGTAAACGCGTTCGTCGTAGGGCATGCCCTTCAACGCCACGTTGCCGTTGGATGGAGATGAGCTATTCACCAGGACCGGATAGGCCCACTTGCTCGCCGGGCCGATCAGCAGCTGCGGCAGCTCGAGAGTCATGCTGGTGTCCGGCGTGAAGTCCAGATCGACGATCTGCAGGTGGTAATCGTCAATTGCGGTGACCGGAAAGGGCCCGGAGAGAGAGCCGTCAGGACGGCTGATTCCGACCCGATAGGCCTCGGTCGCGGACCAGTCAATAGGCTCGGTCGATTCCAGCAGGAAGCCGCCACTGACTGCTGTGACGCTACGCAATTGCGCGCTCTGGCACAGGCCCGGCGTATCGCTGGCGACCGCACAGAAGCTCAGGTAGCCGCTGTTCATGCCGGCCAGCTCGGTTTCCCAGCTGTAGGTGTCTTGGCGGAACAGTTGGTGACCCCGGCGTCGCATCCCGAACTGGAAGGCGCGATCTCGATCACCCACGCCTGGCAGCTTGACCTTCTCGACCTTCAGTCCCGCATCACCCGGCCAGCGGCATGGCACGGTTTCCCAGGCCCATGTCAGGTTCGAGTAATACTCAACGTCGACCCCGTCGAAGTCGTTGATCGACGGCAGAGGCCCGTCAATCTTGAGCCCCTTGGTCATGTTCTGCGGCGAGTAGGTCTGCGTTTTCGGCCCGTAGGTGATATCGAACGCCGCCCGGGGCTCGTCGCGCACCAGGCTGACCAAGCCGTTCTTGATGGTCAGCTCGGCAAAGCCACAAGCCAGCGCATTGTTCAGTCGGTCCTTGGCTGTGCTGGTGTCGTCGATGACCTCGTCGTAATACTGCCCGGCGGCCTCGAATACCGTGTGCAAGCGATCCCACTCGGGCAGGTCTATATCGGCGTCGGTATATCCGAGCGACTTCAGGACATGCAGGCACCAGGGCACGATGCCGCGCGTGGGTTGGGGCGCGGTCCAGCCACCACCGGTGTAGATCGGCAGAATCCGGGTGCCGATCAGGTTGGCCTGGCTTTCCGACTGAGCCGACAGGCGATCACCGCCTCGGATCTGCAGCGCCATCACGGTCATGCCCGGGTATGTGGTCGGGCGAACCTGGCGCAGGCTGCGAAGGCTGTACCAGCTGATGTCGTCCTGTTTTTCCGAGTCGATGCGGCCGGGCTGGCTGACGAAGCGCTTCTTGATTCGAGCCTCAGGATTCATCGGATAAGGCAGGGTCGCCCGATACGTGAAGCCCTGCGCGTCGCGCGTGCCACCATAGTGTTCTTTCTCAATCACGGTGACGGGACCGGCCGTGTCCGCGTCGCGAAACTCGAAGGCATGGAACGACCTGACCGGGTAGATTTGCCCTTCCCGCCCGATGCCGCACAGGCCATTGGGGTGAAACACAGTCCATTCCAGTTCAGTGACCAGTTCGCCTTTCGGGGCGCAGCTGAACCAGCCACGATAACCGCCCTCCAGGTTCGAAGGGTCCAAGGTGATCAGCCCGTTGACGGTTTCGGTCAAGTCGAAGCCTGGCCAGCCAGAATCGACTGCGCCGGACGAGGTCAGGCGCTCGACCGTCATCAGCGTCGAACTGAAGGCCGTGATGCGATAGCGCAGCCCAACCGGCCCGATGGTGGCTAAGGCCGACCCGAGCGCCAAGCCGACTACCGGCTGCCCGCCGACATAGTCCAGGGTCATTTCTGCCGGCTGCTCAGGCGTGCCCGAAGTGGCCGTCGTGCCGGTGGTATTGATCGGACTGGAACCGAGCACGTCAGCACCGCCGGACGAGACCAGGGCCAGCCCGTTGTTGGTGCCTGTTTGCGTCAGCAGGACTTTCCCCGCCGAGGCGCTGGCCACGAACGGCGCGCCACCCTTGGCGGTATTGATGGCAGAGACCAGCCCCGCCAGGTCGGTCGTTGCCGTATTCAGCGCGACAGAATACGGGGTCGCCCCGAGCGAAACGGTGAAGGTCAGCGCCGTCACGTTGAAGTCGTATCGGGCCGGAATGCTCGAGCCGAGAATCGTAGACGGCGTACCAGAAGTTGGCGGAACGGCCGGCGCATACGGGGTGTAGGAATGGATGACGTAATAACCTGCGTTCGCGCCCTGGACCTCGATCGACATGCCCACCGATGGATTCAGCATTTCCAGCGGTCCGCGCACAATGTCTCGCCCGGCGCCGCCGTCGATGACGGTGTAAACATACGGCGATAGGACGCGAATGATCAGGCCGCTTTCCCAGTCAGTCGGGAATGCACCAGCGCCGGATGGAATGCCGATACTGGTCCCGCTGAACTGGTAGGCCGAAACTGTCGCGGTCTGCGTCAGCGCGGTGGCCACGGTCATTTCCAGGCCGGCCGAACCGTTGGAGCTCGCCCCGACCTCGTCGACGCTGTACCAAAGCATCGAGGCTGTATTGCCCGACACATCCGCGCCAGGCGGGTAGATAGTACAGATGGCGTCAGAGCCCAGTGAGATAAGCGGGGTCTCGCCGATCTTAATGTCGCTAGTGTTGACCTGCACGTCGCCGGCCGAGACGTAGAGCAGCATTTCAGTCCACTGCTCACGCGGCGCCACAAACCAGGTGCGCGGTTCAGCCAGATAAGCCGGGTACAGTTTCTGTCGGCCAGCCAGGTTTCGCACCGGGTCTCCGATCTTGACCTTGTTCCCCTTGGCGCTGGCCTCGTCGATCGGGTCGCCCTGAGCGGTGCCGGCCATCGAGGGCATGCCTGGCATCTTCGGCATGAGCAATTTGCCTACGGCCTGCACACCCTTGAACAGCAAGGCGGTGATGGTGAAGGGGTCGGTGCCCTTCGGCTCGTACCAGATCTGAACGTTATGAGCAGGCTTGAACCTGACCTTGTGCCACAGGTGAGCATCGATAATTTCGCCGTTGAGCGAGATACTGATCGGCTGAACCGGGCCGCGGGTGTACGTCACGCCCTCTTCGAGCTGGCCGATTATCCACTCTTCCAGCGTCATGCGACGATCAGTCGAGAACGTGGCCAGCGGCTGGCAGTCGGCCAATTTATTCGGGAAAAATTGGATCATCGGTAATACACCACTCGTTGATAGCACGCGGCGAAGTCACGCACGGGGCGAATACGGGGGCCGCCCGGGTTGGTGTCGAGCACCTTCAGTTGGCCATCCAGATAAACGACCGTCCCGACGTGCTCCAGGTATTCACCCTTGAAGGCAGCCGCAATGGCACCGGGCTCTGGATGGCACTCATCCATGCCGGCTTTGAGGTCGTGATAGGCGCGGGTATTCGCGCGCAACTTGCCTCGCCCCACGCCCCCCAGAGAGGGCAACAAAGGCAGGCCGAACACTTCATGCCGCACGGCATTGGCCAGGCCGTAACAGTCGAAGGACAGCGGCCCGCGTGCGCCGTCTTTGTATGGGGCTGACAGGTACTTGCTGATATCGCTCATATGTAGAGCAACCCAGGCGCGCGACTCGGGGTCAGTTGCTCCCGCGGGAACGCCGTGCTGAGCAGGTCGAAGAGGCCGCACGTCAGCGTGGCCACGGTCGTTTCGTACTGGCGGCTGAGCAGCGACATGCGGTAACGCTCGGCCGGGTAAGTCAGATCGCCTTCGAGGTAGCGCCGACAGGTCAGTGTCACGCGGGCGTTAGCGGCCTTGGCCTGCTCGATCTTGATTTGAACCGCCCCGGACACATTGTCCAGGGCGAGAATGATGTTC